CAACGTGCGCAATTCGACAAACAGCCAAGCATCAAAAATGCTGTGGACTATCTTTTGAAAACACAAACCTAACGAGGTGATGATATGGCAACGGCCACCACATCAACCGCAGTGGGTGAGCGTGAAACGCTTGCGGACATTATCTACAAAGTAGATAGTGATGAAACACCCATTTTCTCATCCGTTGAGAAGGAAACTTCTAACGGTATTTTCACTGAATGGCAGGTGCAGGAACTAGCTGCTGCTGCTACTGACAACCATGTCAACGAAGGTGCTGACATGTCGGACACTGGCGTAACTGCTACTGTTCGCATGGGTAACTACCACCAAATCTCGCAGAAAGGCTTTATCGTATCTAATACATTGGATGCGGTTGACAAAGCTGGGCGCGATAAGGAAGTAGCCTACCAACGCGTTTTGAAAGGACTTGAACTGAGGCGTGACGTAGAAAAAGCAATTGGTGACACCAATGTTGCTCGTTCTGCATCAGAGCCACGCAAGTCTGCATCACTGCTGACATGGATTACTAATGGCTCTGCGCCAAGTGACATGGCATTTGCTACTGGTGACGGCACTGACGCTGCTGACGTTACTGGTACTGCTGCTGCACTGACACTGGCAAAGATTGATGAGGCCGTTACCGCTGCATGGACAGACGGTGGCAACCCATCAATGTTGGTATGTTCAGCAACTAACCGTGCAAACATCTCTGACCTTACTCAGAGTGGCACTAACTTGGTGACAAATCAGGTCAACATGACAGAAGGCAAAGCGCCAACATTTGTTGGTTCTACTGCTGTCTACCTCACAGACTTTGGTACGCTCGACATTACGCCATCGCGCTTTATGTCAAACGACAAACTGTTTGTGATTGACCCGAACTTTGTATGCCTGTCAACACTGACTGGACGTAATTTCGCTGAAAACGAGATTGGTTCCACTGGTGATGCAGACAAAACTCAAATCGTCATTGAGTGGGCATTGAAGGTCAAAGCACCAAAAGCACACGGTGCAGTTATCGGCCTTAACGGCAGCTAACACCTAACCACATAAACAATATAGAGGCGGCTTTCGGGCCGCCTTTTTTATTGAGGTAAATATGTCAAAACGCCTTTTAACATCTGACCCATTCTCCGGCAAAGAAACGTGGATGCACGACAACCCAGACGGTGGGTGGACAATAGAAACCAAGCAACACATCAAGCATGTGTTAGAGGCAAACAAGCAAAAAGCAAATGCTTATGAGCGTGGTCAAATGATTGGCAACACGCAAAAGCATTGGCAGCAAGTCGCAGAGATACCGAACAATGTGTATCTGGAACTGCGGCAAAAGTTTGGCGAACCGCGTGACAATCCGAAGGCTTGGAAGCGTTGGCTAAACGATTACGACAACCGATATTTTAGGACAGGCGGTGGAAACGTATGAGCATCAGCACATATAGCGAGTTACAGACTGCCATCGCTAATTTTCTGGCACGCTCTGATTTAACTGCGCAGATACCAGATTTTATCAAACTTGCGGAATCAAGAATGTCACGCGAGTTGGAAACACGCAGTCAGGAAAAGCGTGCGCAGGCTACGGTTGCGGCGGGTGATGAGTTTGTTGCACTACCCACAGACATGCGTGAAGTGCGTCAGGTAAAACTGACAACAAACCCGAACACGGTGCTTGAGTATCGCTCACCTGTTTCTCTTGACAATGAATATGGCGGGTCATCAGGCAAGCCACAGGCTTACAGCATTGTTGGTTCAGAAATGAAGTTTCGCCCTGTCCCAGATGCCAACTACACAGCAGAAATAATTTATGTGGGCGACATCACTGCACTTAGCGATAGCAACGCCACCAATAACGTGCTTTCCCGCCACCCAGACGCATACCTTAGTGGCGCACTGGCTGAAGCATACACATACCTCATGGATGAGCAGCGTGCGGCTGTTTATGACGGAAAGTTTAGTCGTGCCATTGAGGAAATAAAGAGAGATGAGCAACGCGCACATTACGGCACTGGCACGTTGCAAATGACAAGTATTTACCAGCGTCAGAACGCAGCGGCATCGTAGGAGTAAAACATGAGTGCTTTATCAGATTATGCAGAATTAAAGGTGCTTGACCATCTTCTCGGCACTGCAACATTCACAAAGCCATCGGCAGTATATATCGGCCATGCTGGTCAAAGCCTCGCAGATGATGGTTCTGGCACAGAGACATCAGGAAACAACTATGCGCGTCAGGCGATTACGTTTGCGGCGGCATCAAGCGGTAGCGCGGTATCAAACGCAACGGTCAACTTTCCGGCGGCTACTGGTTCTCAAGGCGCAATCACGCACTTTGGCATTTTTGACGCTGCGTCTAGCGTAAACCTACTCGCGCATGGTGCTTTTGACAGCAGCAAAACCATAGCCACAGGCGATATTCTGCGCATCAATAGCGGCAGTATTACCATCACCGCAGCATAATCGGAGGGTGACATGGCAGAGATAATCGGCCCTACCCTCGAAGAACTAGATAATTGGGGCAGTTTAGACAGCCTCGACTTTATTGGCTCACTCGAAAGCCTAGACAATATCAACCTGTTTGAAGGCGCTGGCAGCATGTCGGCGTCTGTTACGGTTTCTGGTGCTAGTGAAGCAATCCGCACCATGGCTGGCTCCGCAGCGGTAGCGGTTACTGGCACGGCGACACCGACACATATTCAAGTTGTTAGCGGTTCTATTACTGGCGCTTTGAGTGTGTCTGCTAATGCTGTTGGAATCGTTGTGTTCCCTGCAACGGCTTCCTTCAGCTTCAGCGCGTCTGGTACAGCAACAAGAATACAAACAGCGGAAGCGACAGCTAACGCAGCAATCACGGCAAGTGCTTCATACAACATCGTGCTTGATGCAAGTGCCTCATCCTCATTTGCAGTCAGTGCTAGCGGTGGTGCGGAGTACACAGCCATAATGGCTGGGTCAGCAAACATAGCCATTACCGCTTCTGTCAACGCCAAGATACTTGGTGAGGATTGGAGTTTGGTTGCTGTTGGTGATGAAACGTGGAGTGAGATTGCTGCCGGTTCAGAGGTTTGGACGCCGGTTAGCACAGGCACAGAGGTTTGGTTACAGCAATGATTGTTTTTGGCGAATGGCTACCAGACCAGACTGATTTTGGCGTGCCTGTTTCAGTGGCAAAAAATGTGCTTCCGTCTGCCAGAGGGTATAGGTCAATCAACTCGCTTTCCACCCTCTCAGGGGCCGCGACAGGCCGGATACGGGGCATAATAGCGGCAAAGGACAGCACTGGTTCAGTCAACTTATTCGCAGGCGATGAAACCAAGCTTTATAAGTTTGATACGAATGACAGCGGCCTTGATGATGTTTCCAAAGGCGGTGGTTACACGCTCGGCGCTTATATGAATTGGCACTTTGCTCAATTTGGCAACAAGCTTATTGCGGCTGGCGATACCGGCGAGACATTGCAGTATTGGACGCTTGGCGCGTCTAGCGCGTGGGCCGATATTTCGGGAGCGCCAGCACCGCGCTATGTGACAGTGGTGCGCGACTTTGTTGTTACTGGCTACGTGACAAATCCATACCGCGTGCAGTGGTCAGCACTTGGTGATGAGACAAGCTGGACGGTTGGCACCAATCAGGCCGACTTTCAAGATATTGCCGATATGGGTGCTGTAACCGGCCTTGTCGGCGGTGAGATGGGCATCATTCTTATGGAAAAGGGCATAAGCCGGATGACATATTCTGGTAGCCCGCTGATATTCCAGTTTGACTCCATTGAAACTGCCAGAGGCGTGCCGTTTGAAGGTGGCTTTGCCGCTATTGGGCCATCAACAATATTCTATCTGTCTGATGATGGATTCTATCTATTCAACGGGGCAAGCAGTCAGCCAATCGGCAGTGAAAAGGTAAACAAGTGGTTTTATGACAATCTGAACATTGGATTTGCAGAACGCATTTCCTGTTCGATTGACCCTGTGAACCAGATTGTTGCATGGGGTTTCCCGTCAATAGCTAGTGGTTCTGGTGAGCCAGACACGGTGCTGTTTTATAACTATGCGATTGGCCGTTGGTCATATGCTGTTGTTGCACATGAAATGCTCGGCAACTTTTTCTCAGCGGCAAGCACGTTGGAAGCGATTGACAACATAAACAACAACATTGACGCATTGAACACCAGCCTCGACAGCCGATTATTTAAGGGCGGCACATTCTTCTTTGGCGGCGCGAAAGACAACAAACTTGCCACATTTAGCGGCGATACATTGACTGCGCAGCTTACAACAGGTGAACAGGAATTAACGCGAGGCAGGCACACAAACGTCACCCGTATCGTGCCATATTTCACAGGTGGTACAATCACCTCAACTATCGGCACTAGAAACAGCCAAGGAACTACCGTGTCATTTGGTGATGCCGCCTCATTAAACAGCGATGGTTTTATGCCAACCCGCGCCGCCGCAAAGTTTCATCGAATGCAGTTTGACCTAAGTGGCACTTGGAGTGAGTTGATCGGCTACGACATGACTACCGCGCCTATGGGCATGAGATGACTGACTTTAATTTTAGGCGCCTGCCCTACGGGGGCGCTGATGGCCGCACTACCGCAGAGGTGGTTAATGGCATCCTTGATGGAAACATAAACGCGACAGGCACATTTACATGCGCTGCAAATGCAGCAACCACAGTAGTCACAGATTTTCGCGCAGGGCCAAGTAGCATCATTTTGTTGATGCCTACAACCGCAAATGCCGCAACGGAAACAGGTAATGGAACAATCTTTATCAGCACCAGAACCAAGCAATCTTTCACAGTCACCCACGCTAACAACACTCAAACCGACAGAACTTTCGGATATTTGGTTATCGGCTAAATGGGAAGCCTGTTCTGGGTTTATACAAGACGCACTGGAACATGCGCAAAACTCTCACACACTTGATGATGTTTTACGCCTTGTACTTGTCGGTGACGCGCAGTTTTGGCCAGCAGAAAAAGCGGCACTTGTTACAGAAATTATTGATTACCCGCAACGTAGGACTCTCCGCTTTTGGCTGGCTGGTGGCGAACTAGAAACGCTGCGTGATTTGGAAAAAGACGCAATTGAATGGTCAAAGCATTGGAACTGTGTTGCCAGCGAGATAGTTGGCAGACGGGGCTGGATGCGGGCATTGGATGGATATGAGATAGCCGCAACGGTAGGAGTAAAGCACTATGAGTAAAGGTGGTGGTGGCGGCGGCGGTTCTGGTACTGTAAACACACAGGTTACACCACCAGATTACGCATTGCCGTTTTTGGAGTACGGACTTTCAGAAGCAAAAGAGCAATTCCAAAGCGATAGCCCTAATTATTACAGCGGCAGCACTGTCGTTGGCTTTTCTCCCGAAAGCGAGATGGCACTGCAAATGACCCGCGACAGGGCATTAAGGGGTTCTCCTCTGGTGTCTGGTGCGCAGGGTGTCGTTAATACCGCACAGAGTGGTGGCATGGCCAACCCTGCCCTTGCCGGTTATGGCAATTTTGCCCGCACTGGTGGTGGACTTGGCCTTGGTATGAATGTCTTTAACCAAGCCGCCGCTGGCCAGATGCAGAACGCAGCAATGCCATTCGCTAGAGGCGTTGCAGGCGGCACTGACCTTGGTGAAACAATGGACATGACGCGGCAAACAGCGCGTGGTGACTTTCTAGGTGGTTCGGCTGGATTGGACGCAGCAATCAGTCGTGCGCTTGACCCTGTTCAAGACAGGATACAAAGCCAGTTTGCGCGGGCTGGGCGGCTTGGTAGCGGCGCTAATCAGGAGTTGCTCACCGAAGGACTCACTGACGCTGCATCACGCATTGCTTATCAGGATTATGGAAAAGAGCGCCAGAACCAGTTAGCGGCACAGCAAAACCTAGCTGGCTTGCAGCAGTCACAGTTTAACACGCAATTGCAAGGCTTGAACGCTCTTGGCACTCTGTCAGGTCAGGATTTGGCGAGGCAGATGCAGGGCGCACAAAACCAGCAGTCGGCAAGTCAGGCAATGATCGGCAGGCAAATGGCTGGACTTGGTGGTCAGGCGCAGACTGCCGCACAGGATTACGCAAGGCGGCTACAAGCTGCACAGCTTGCGCCTAAATTTGCTGACTTGGACTATGCAGGGGCAGATAGGCTTTCAGCTGTTGGTCAGGCACGTGAGGGGCAAGCACAGGCTGAACTAGAGGACGCGGTCAACCGTTACAATTTCCAACAAACCCGCGACCAAGAAAAGCTGGCCAATTACATGTCTCTGGTCGGCGGTGGAACTATAGGTAGCACCACATCCCGCCCCGTTTATCGCAATCCATTAGGCAGCGGCCTTGGCGGGGCTATGGGCGGCGCACAGTTAGCGCAGCTTGCCGGATTTAACCCCATGTACGGCGCTATTGGCGGCGGCTTACTTTGGCTGATGTAGGGGATAAGCATGGCTATACGCGGAAGAAACAGACAGCGCCAGAGTGCAGGGCTGGGAATGACAAATGCTGCTCCAATTATTACACCACCTGTGCCTTCTCCATTTCGGCGCTCAACAATGGCTCCGCAAATAAACCAGCCTTATGACGATGCTATTATGCGGCAGGCGAGGAATTTACAGCCATCTATGGTCGGTGGGCTGTTGCCGGATGAGCAAGCCGCAAACCCTATGGGTATGCAAAACGAAACATCTTTGCTTCCGCAGTCTGGCGGCTTTGGTGGCCTTCTTGGCAATAGCTTTAGCGACCCGCAAACATTCGGTGTTCTTGGTGGTGCGGCGGCAATGCTTGAGCGTGCTGGCCCACAAGTAGGCAAGCCGGTTAGCACGGGGCAAGTCATCGGTGCTGGCCTCACAGGTTTTCTTGACCAATTCAATGCAAGAGACAGGGCTGAAAAACTAGCCAAGACAAGCAAAAAAGGCTTCATATCGCGTGGGCCTGTCGTGCGCAAAGGCACAAACGAATACATTGGCGAAGGCGTGTTCAACCCCGAAACCGGCCAAATGATGCTAAGTCAGCCAGATGGCACGCTTATCCCAATGCCCGCTGATGCAGAACCAACTGTAAAAAGCTTCTTGTCGCGGGATGCAACGGGCGCAAGCGGCATGATTAAGCTTGAGCAAAGTGTTGCGGAACATGAGAAGTCTTTGGGCCAGTTGCAAGATTACCTCGGTGGCTTTGAAAATAGAAACACCGGCTACAAACTGTTGGCTGATAAATTCACCACTTCATTAAAAACCTTCTTCAACAAAGGCGACTTGTCTCCAAATGAGTTTGCGCAGGCGTATCAAAACGGGCAACTACAAGGCTTGCTTGGCGCACAGCGTTTGTCTGTTGTTGGCGGTGGCGTGATGACCGAACAGGACGCCTTGCGTGTCATTGCGGCACTTGGCGGTGATATAAGCGCCCTGCAAAACCCAGAGATTGTCGCCGCGCAAATTGAGCGCATCTACAATGAGCGTTACCAGCTTTACCAGACAGACATAGATATATTGAACCGGCAGCGGTCAATCTATGGGCAGCAGCCTCGTACAGTCAAAGGCAATCCCTTTACGCCGCTTTCGTCTGAAGATGATGATTTGATAAGTCAAGCTGACAATATAGTTGGGGGTTAGAATGGCCACTAAGCTAGAAAAATATGCTGAATGGTTAGTTGCCAATCAGAGCAAAAAAGGCACGCAAGAATTTGAGACTGTGGCCAAGGCTTACCGCCTTCTGCGCGACAAGCAAAGCGTTGCCCCAAAACAGTCAGGCGGCAATGAGGCCGGTGCAGGCGATACAGACGGCATGGATATTGCCCGCGCTGCGATGCAGGGCATTTTATTTGGCTTTGGAGATGAAGCAGAGGGTTTGTTCAAAGGGCTGTATGACGCGGCAACAGAGGGCAAATCATTTGGTGAGGCGTACACAGATGCGCGTGATAATGCGCGTAAACAAATTGCGCAGTTTCGTGAGGATGACCCACTTGCTGCTTACGGCACAGAGATTGTCGCCTCATTGCCAACAGCGCTTTTAGGCGGCGCAGGGCTGGCGAAATTGGGCGTTGCCGCTGGTAAGGGGCTTGGGGCTGCTGCGGGCCGTGGCGGCATTGAGGGTGCCTTTTACGGCCTTGGTGGCGGTGAAGGTGATGTTGACGAACAGATTGGTTCTGCCGCTGTTGGTGGTGCGGGTGGTGCGGTACTTGCCGGTGCTACAAGTGGTGCGTTGCGCCTACTAGGTGCGGGAGAACCTTCTGACGCGGCAAAAATGTTGCTAAAGGGCGATGAGTCGTTGCCCAAATCTGTGAGAAAAGAAATGCCTAAAGTTGGCCTAACACTTGGCCAGCAACAGCCCAACACACTTTTGGGGAGGATTGAGAATTTCGGTTTATCAAGTACGCCTTTCATTGGCACAGGTGTGAAATCTGCTCAACGCGAGGCTGTTCCAGAGTTTTCAAGAATGGCCGTTGGCGAGGCTTTGGCAGAAATAGGTAAAGCAAAGGCTTTAAAAACTGCCGCGCCAGAAAAAGCCATTGAGGTTGGGCGCAGGGAGTTGAGTGATGAATTAGAGCGCCTACTGCCAGATTTACAAGCAGACAAGCTTATGGCTACTAGAGATGTTCAAGAGTTGTTTGATACTGCAAAGAGCGCGTTAGCCCCTGAGAGCGTTTCTGAAATTGAGAGGTTTCTAACTAGCGTCCAATCTTATGCGAATAACATTGCAGGCAACAAAATTGACGGGCGCACATTCCAGACTATTGACTCAACATTTTCCAAAAAGATTAGAGAAACAAGCAATAATGAAGTGCGGAATTTTTTAAGGTCAGCACGAAAGTTAGTTGGCGAAAGCTTAGATGGCAAAACGCCAACTGCTAAAGCAGATTATCTCAAATACAAGCGTGGTTACGCTAAATTTAAGACTGCACAAAAAGCGGCGGGGAAAACCGGCGAAATATTTACCCCATCTCAACTGCGTCAAGCAGCAAGGTCAAACAGCGATATAACGTCTTTTTCAGAAGGTAGGGCGTTTATGCAGCCGCTTGCAAAGGCGGGCGAAGAAGTGCTGCGGCCAATACAAGACAGTGGCACAGCTATCAGGACAGCAAGTATGGGGCCAGTGGACATAGGCAAAGGATTACTAATGACCACGGTTGGAGAGGCATATCGGCCACTTTCAAGAGGCGCGGCTTTTGCTCTCCCAAAAATCCGTTCACTTGGTTTAGAGCCACTCACCCCCGCAACCGGCTCACTTTTAGGCAACGAACTGTTGAGGTAAAGACATGACAAGAGCGAAAATTAGCCAGCTTGACGCAGCGGCGGCAAACAATACAGACATCAATGCCGTGAATGTGGCAGAGGGTTGCCCGCCATCAGGCATCAACAATGCCATTCGTGAGATGGGCGCGATGCTCAAGCGCATGGACAATGGCACCGACCATCTGACTGACCCGAACATCACCGGCAGCTTGGATGTTGACAACATCAACATCAACGGCAACACCATCTCAAGCACTGACACGAATGGCAACATCACGGTTGACCCAAATGGCTCTGGTCAAATCAATCTGTCTGCAAACGTGGATGTCACTGGCACTGTGACGGCTAGTAGTGATTTTGTAACTAGCGGGACATTCGGCGCATTATACAAATCAAGCGACAGTCAGATATTGTATATTGCTGGCGGTAACACCAATGCTTCTGGCGGTAATATTCGTCTGTATGGCGGCACTCATTCAACAGATGCTTCTGACATACTGTTGAGGCGTGGCAGCATATCTGTAGCAAAACTTGACGGTGGCACAGGCGACATCTCCTTCTACGCCGACAACGGCACAACGCAAGGTCTGTTCTGGGATGCCTCCACACAGCGATTGGGGCTGGGGGTTACTGCGCCGTCAAGCATCTTCCACACTGAAGAAAACACAACAGGGGCAAGTATTGTTCGCCATAAGAACACCTCAAACACATCTGGCGCACACAGTCGTTTTATTCTTCAAAACGGTGGTAC